GTATGATGATGTGCCTATGTACATTCTTGTTTAAAGACCCAATTGTAAATCTTCCATGCCGGTAAATCCTAACAAGAAGCCGTGCATGCAAGTAGGTTGGGCAACATTAGCCTGAGTCTACAGAACCTATTCATTTATACCCAAACATTTGTTGTTTCAGAGTATGTGAGATTTGCTACCTCACCCTTTAGGGCTTGTGAATTGTCCTTCGCTTTGCGTAAATCATATTTGCTCAAGAGAGCATCTTAATTAAACGATAATACTAGTCACCGTTTTCTAAAGATGGTGGCCCAAATAGGGCACTCGTGTCCTGCCTACCTTGATTGGTGGGCGAATTGATTGAGCTGTTTATTCAGCAACACGTTTGATTATCCTGTACGTGAAGGTTTATGCTGGCTACGAATAAGACCTCTCCTACCTAACCCGTAGTGAAGTATGACTATGCCTTTGTTAATCCCTGTTAGACCTCCCATCTGGTCTAGGGGGTTATCCATCTACCCTATCGTAAAATTGAATCGATGACGAGAATGACGACCTGCGTATAAAAGTTAACAAAGGTTATTGCCTCTATGGTTATTCTCTAGGAATCGCGTGCCTTCAGAAAGCACGTGCCATTATGGACAAAGATGAGGGACAATATTGATTTTGAACCGAAGCTCCTAGTAACAGAGGATAATGTTACTAAAAACCCTAACTCCGCGCTCGTTGTAGCTGCTTCAACACAGTCTAAGATTAAATCTTTGACTGTTGAAAGTGTGTGTTATCCTTATGGATACGAAACTAGGCCCTTGAAAGAGAGGGCTAAGGCTGGATCTAGGTATTATAGGAAACTATTGTACTTAGAAGCAAAGAGACAAAAGGAGTATCGTAAACAACGTTTACCCTATTCCGATTCGTGTAGTGGCACTTGGTATGTGGACCGACATACTGGTCGCCAGGTGTGGGTTGCTAGAGATGACCCAATCACCAAGTCATTTTTAGATGAAAAAGGGACACGCGTGACTCAGCGTGACTCTTTAGGGGCATACTATTCTGAGAAGTTTTCTATTCAATCTGGTGAAAGCAATTTTACGCCACTTTTGGATTTATTTCCACAATACTCAAATGATGAGTTATGGAAACTTCTTGAGAGTTTTGGTATTCTTGGTGCACAGTTGTATAAGTCAACTGATGTCACATCTGTATTGCTAGCTATTTTAGCATTTATTAAAGGTGCGTTTAATTACTCACTTGTCGATTTATTGCGAACTTATAATATTAAGGAAATAGTTAGTGAACTGATGAAAGATGACGAAGAGGATGACTTGCGTGTGCAAGCTTATTCTATGACCGATTTTCAAGAAAATATTGAAACTGCAAGACATTATGTTGATAGATATCAAAGTACTCAAAAATGTCCTTTGTTTAAAAAGATTAATAGAGTTCTTATTTTCATAACGGCTATAGTGGCCTTTAAGGATGAGGACTTGAAGATGGACAAGGATAGCACTCTTCGTTTGGAAGGTGCTCTCTATCGCGATGGTGTTAAACTTCGATTAGACACTATCCATAGTATTTTGGATCTCATAGTGTTTTTGTGTGAAAAAGGAATAGAGGTGGTAGCATCCGGAAAGGTTGAATGCATCTTCCATTCCGAGTCTGCTTATGAGAAATGGTATGATGAGTCGTGTAAATGTATCAGTCAGTCAAAATTTTTAACGAATCCCGAACCACATGGAATTGATATACATACATTCTCAAAGAAAATTAATGAGCTTATTGCACAGGGTAAGGTAATCTCTCGTTACGCGGCAGATATTGACGGGAAAGCAAAAAGTATCGTTAAGAATATGGTGCTTTCGTTAGAAGGTGTCATACATAGATGCATAAATCTGCGTTGTTCGCAGGAAACACGTAGAGCGCCTCTGGCACTTGTGTTGGAAGGTGACACCGGTGTTGGTAAAACAACATTTTCAGATATCCTGCATACTTACTATGGATCTGTGAGACAAAAAGATATTTCTTTAGGTTCACGATATATGCGAGTAGCTGGTGCCAAATTTTGGGACGGCTTTTCAACACATCAATGGAGTTTACTCCTTGATGATGTTGCTTTTGCAAAACCTGGCGTTACTAAAGATATG